ACGAGATCGCTTTGTATTTGTGGGTTGGTCTGGACTATTACTTTTTCCCACTGCTTATCTTGCCCTTGGTGGCTGGCTTACTGGCACAACGTTTGTTACAAGCTGGTACACCCACGGGTTGGCGTCTAGTTACCTTGAGGGGGCTAATTTCCTTACGGCAGCTGTGTCAACGCCTGCAGATTCTATGGGTCATTCTCTTCTTCTACTTTGGGGTCCTGAGGCTCAAGGGGATATCGTCAGGTGGTTCCAACTTGGGGGACTATGGACTTTTGTGGCACTCCACGGATCTTTCGCTCTGATTGGATTCATGCTTAGGCAGTTTGAGATTGCCCGTCTTGTAGGCATTCGTCCTTATAATGCTATTGCCTTCTCTGGACCCATCGCAGTCTTCGTGAGCGTGTTCCTGATGTACCCTCTGGGGCAATCCAGTTGGTTCTTCGCACCTTCATTTGGTGTAGCAGCAATCTTCAGGTTCCTGCTGTTCCTGCAGGGTTTCCACAACTGGACCCTTAACCCCTTCCATATGATGGGAGTTGCTGGTATACTAGGAGGAGCATTGCTCTGTGCCATTCACGGAGCAACTGTAGAAAATACGCTGTATGAAGATGGAGATGCGTCAAACACATTTAAAGGTTTTGAACCTACTCAGGAAGAAGAAACCTATTCAATGGTTACTGCAAACAGATTCTGGTCTCAGATTTTTGGTATTGCTTTCAGTAATAAGCGTTGGTTGCATTTCTTTATGCTTTTCGTCCCTGTTATGGGTCTTTGGACTTCCAGCATCGGTATCATCGGTCTTGCTCTTAATCTACGTGCTTACGACTTTGTAAGTCAGGAAATTAGAGCAGCAGAGGACCCAGAGTTTGAAACGTTCTACACAAAGAACATTCTGTTAAACGAAGGTCTTCGTGCTTGGATGGCACCAGTAGATCAACCTGGAGCAAATTTCCAGTTTCCCGAAGAGGTCTTGCCAAGAGGCAACGCACTCTAAAAATAAATACAAGGAGTTCTCCGAACTCCTTTTTTTATGCTTCTCATTCTCATTCTTTTCCAACTTTTTGGAATCTTAATGTTTATATTATCTGTTATGCAAGACTTATGATATCCTCAACAACTCCATATAAACTAGCAGAGATCATTAGAGATACTTGGCCAAACCTTTACAGACCAGCAAAAGAAACCTATAATACAAAAAGTCAGAAGAAAAAGAATGTATGAGTATTGGGTAGTGACAGATAAAACCACAGGTAGAGTAATCGCACACTGTGGCGAAGAAAAAGATGCTCTAATGTTAATTGGATTTGATAAAGATAAAAGAACTTATCGCAAGCAAAAGTTCATCTTAGATCAAGTCATTACCATAACGTCAACGACAGACAAACAACTTCCTGGTCAACAAGGACTACCTGCAGCAAAAGAAGAACTTCCTCCTATGGATCTTCAGCAGCAAGTATGGTTACCTGAAGGACAAGGAGTTCCAGTTAACGCTAAATAACTTTCAGTTTTATAACGAATTATGAAGTTTACAGTTTATTCAAAAGATGGTTGCCCATATTGCACCAAAGTCCAACAAGTGCTAGAGTTGACGGGGTTGCAACATGTTGTTTATAAATTAAATGAAGATTTTACTAAAGATGAATTTTATTCTGAATTTGGATATGGTTCTACTTTCCCCCAAGTAATTTTGAATGATAAACATATTGGGGGATGTTCTGATACAGTACAATACCTTAAGGAGCAAAATCTAGTTTAATGAATAATAATCTTCACGAAGTTTATAATGACGTTGAAAAGGCTATTGATTATGCTTTTAACGGTCAATTTGTCTTAAAATTTTACGACTATCTAAAAGTTCGTGGAACAAAGAGAGTTGAGGTTGGAGAATTTATTGAAAGTTCTACAGCTCATGAAATCAATAATCTTGTGATGGACTTGGATGATTATCTTGAGGGTGGGTCTGATGAGATTCATAAACAACTTAGGGAGGGGTACGGTCATATTCCAAAACCCCAAGCAAGAAAAATAAGAAATTACCTATACGGTATTCTTGAGGATGCCTGGAGATATAATCATGATAAACGACCAGGAAGAAGAAAAAAGGAAACTAAATAAGTCAGGACCTCAAATTAACAGAGGCATTGAATTATTACTACGCAATAGGAGGAGGAAATCATTAACGCCAAAGACTTTTCAAGTGAAGTTTGGTAAAATGATTTCTCTCTTTCGAAGAGAGTTTCATTTCTTTATAGAATTTCACTTTGATGTTAGAAAAAAATAAACTCTCTGGAGAAGGAAAATGGAAACAGCATATGTAATAACATTTGTTACGATGTTCACATTGCTCTTTTTTATGGTAGGAGGTATAATTGGTTGGTTAACTTATAGACATTTACTAGAGTCAAGACCTCCATATTTACATCCAGAGTTCTTTGATGAAAATGGCCAGGTGATACCTGACGAAATAGTATCTGTACGATTTGAAAATAGCGATTACGATTATGACTACGACGACGAAATCGAAGAGAACGACGACTGAGAAACCGATTGAAACTCTTCCAACAAATCCTTTTGTATTTGAAGTATTAGAACTTGCATCTAAACAAAAGTCTAATGCAAAGAAAGTTGAAGTTCTTAAAACATACGAACATGATTCACTGAAAGCCATTTTTATTTGGAACTTTGATGAATCCGTAATTTCACTTCTTCCTGAAGGAGAAGTTCCGTATGCTAATGCGGAAGAACAATCTGTTTACTCAGGAACCCTATCTGAAAATCTGAGGAGAGAATCTCTAGGTGGAGAATCTGCTACAGGTCAAGATCTTGATGGTAGAGGAAAAACTTCTCTTCGAAGAGAGTATCAGAATCTTTATCATTATTTAAAGGGTGGTAATGATTCTTTAACTACCATCCGTAGAGAAATGATGTTTATCAATTTACTGCAAGGTCTTCATCCAAAAGAAGCAGAACTATTGATTCTTACAAAGGATAAGAAACTTACGGATAAATATAAGATATCTTTTGAAAATGTAAAAGAAGCATATCCCGATATTCAGTGGGGTGGGCGTTCATGACAGTAGCTGTAGGGGAAAAGAAGGAGATGGCAGAAAACAAAAATAAAATTAGTAAAGTTCTGCCGCATGAATATGGGTGCGAAATTCTTTTCGAAAAAACTACTATAGAAAAAGTAAAAGATTCATCACTTCCTAATGATGCATATTTGATTTGGTATAATTTTGAAGATAAAGAATATATTGATCTCGTAAGAGGAACAAGAGTACGTATTTTTGATATGTACTATGATAAGTATGGTCCTGATGTAGTTAGAAAAATTGATTTTGGATATGGTAGAACTAATCCAAAATTGTGGGGTATTAAGCAACCGGAGAAAAAGAAAAGGAAATGAGTGCAGGATTTGGTGCCGAAAGAGCAAAAAATGGCAAAGCAGTAGTTATAATCAATGATGATGAAGTAACTAAACTTCTAAAAAAATATAAAAAATTAAAGAAATATAGAAATTCATCATTATATAAAATTAAGACAATGGATGGTACTGAGACTATCATAAGTTCATTGTTGGACGAATTAGAAGTGGGACTTGACGATGGGCAAACATTATCTACTTAACTTATACGGATGTTCGTTTGTCCTTTTAGATGATGAACGTTGTCTTATAGATTTACTAGAAAATGCAGCAATTGCAAGTGGTGCTACTGTGGTTCAGACTATCTCTAAAAAGTTTGATCCACAAGGTGTCACTGTAATTTGTTTGTTGTCGGAAAGTCACATCAGTATTCATACTTGGCCTGAAGAAGGTAAGGCAGCAGTAGATGTATATACATGTGGCGATTGTAATCCAAAAATTGGATGTGATATGATTATTCATCAACTTTACGCGCAAAATCACACCTTAAGTTACATAGAACGGTAACAAAAGTTACAGAAGTTTTTGCATAACTATACTAACAGGTCTATAATGACCTTACGTTCATCCCTCTGGGACGGAAGTAAGCCGACGCGGAACGGAACGTTCATTCGCTATTCGCAAATAGCGAACGCAAACGCCGACTGAAGGAACGCTCTTTAACCTAAACCATTAAGGAGAACCCTAATGTCTAAAGTAGTATATCGCGGTGTTGAGTATGACACCCAAAAGCGTCTTGAGTATCAACAACAAATGATGCAGCAACCCCAACAGTACGACGAAACCTATCGTGGTGTTAAGTTTGTAAAGGAGGGGCACAAATGAAAAAACTCAATGTACTTCAACTCATTAAAGAGCAGAAGCAAAAAGAACAACGTCGTCATCAAGCACTCCTTGCAAATGCAGGAGCAGGAAAATGATTGCTACGATTGCTGCTATTACTGGTGCATCAACAGCATTTATTTTTTTAATCTATTTTGAAATTTTGTTGTTGAGTAAGTAAATATTTTAAGAGAGGGACTTGACTCCCTCTCTTTTTTTATGTATAATTACCTTTGTCGAGGTTGATAAAAATGGATAGAGAAAAACTTAGGTTAATTGTCAGAAACCTTGAGTCTCTGGTAGAATGTCTAAAGTCAGAGATTGAACCTAAAACTAAAGATCTTCAGTATGAGGAGATTAAGACTTTTTTAAACGATTACGACGAAGTATTTTATGACGAGGAAGATGAATACGATGTTCGATGATTTTGAGTTTATGAAACCAGAAGTAAAACTAATCAGTGTTACTCCTGACGCAGAAAAGCATATGGCATACTGTGCTCGCGTAAGTAACCCTGCAAATCAAGAGAATGAAAAGTTCTCTGGACTACTTAAGTATTGCATTCAACATCAGCACTGGAGTATCTTCGAACAAGCCAGTATGACAGTTGAGATTAATACCACAAGAGGCATTGCGGCTCAAATCCTTCGACACCGTTCGTTTACATTTCAAGAATTTTCACAACGGTATGCTGATGCCAATCTTCTGAATAATACTATTCCTCTTCCAGAACTGCGTCGTCAGGATACAAAGAATCGTCAGAACTCAATCGATGATATTCCTGATTATCTCAAACTGACTTTGCTTGAGGACATTCGCGTTCATTTTGAGAGTGCTCTACGCCTCTACAACCGCCTTCTGGATAAGGGAGTGGCAAAGGAGTGTGCTAGGTTTGTACTGCCCTTAGCGACGCCCACAAGACTCTATATGACTGGCTCTGTAAGGTCATGGATTCATTATATTGATCTTCGTTCATCTCACGGTACACAGAAGGAACATATGGAGATTGCAGAACTAGTTCGTTGTATTTTTACTTGTCAGTTCCCTGCAGTATCTGAAGCACTTGGTTGGTCTCGTGATGGGTGTACTGAGTGTATTGATCCCCCCTCAGTGATTATTGAATAAATATCCTTACATACAATGGAGGAATAAATTTGGCGACTTATCCTGTTATTAATAAAGACACAGGAGAACAAAAAGAAGTTGTTCTTAGTGTTTATGATTGGGACAAATGGAAACAAGATAATCCAGAGTGGGAAAGAGATTGGTCTGATCCATCTACTTGTCCCTCATCTGGAGAAGTGGGTGAGGTTTATGATAGACTTAAAAAATCTCATCCAGGGTGGAATGACGTTCTCCACAAAGCATCAAAAGTCCCAGGTTCAACAGTAAAACCAATTTAATTTTTTTATGGCAAGAAGAAAAAGAGTAGACGATCAACCTATTGGTGTTGGAATGACTGCAAAGCAAATGAAGCGCAGGAAGCCAATTAATTCCGATTTAATGAGGGATATAGAACCTCTCACAGATAATCAAAAACTTTTATATGAAGCATATGAAAAAGGTCAGCATATAGTTGCTTATGGGTGTGCGGGTACTGGTAAAACGTTTATTACTCTTTATAATGCACTTCAAGATGTTCTTGATGAAAGAACCCCTTTTGAAAAAATTTATATCGTTAGGTCTCTTGTCGCTACCCGTGAAATTGGTTTTCTTCCTGGTGATCATGAGGACAAGTCATCACTTTATCAAATTCCCTATAAGAATATGGTAAAGTACATGTTCCAACTGCCAACAGATGCAGATTTTGAAATGCTCTATGGAAACCTCAAAACTCAGGGAACGATTAGTTTTTGGAGCACTTCTTTTATTCGCGGAACTACTCTGGACAATGCAATCATTATTGTAGATGAATTTCAAAATCTAAACTATCATGAACTCGATAGTATCATTACTCGTGTTGGTGAGAACTCTAAGATTATGTTCTGTGGAGATGCTACTCAATCCGATTTGATTAAAACAAACGAAAGGAATGGTATTGTTGATTTTATGAAGGTTCTTCGTCTCATGCCTTCAATTGATATTATTGAGTTTGGTGTTGATGACATTGTTCGTAGTGGATTCGTTAAAGAATATATTCTCGCAAAAATGGAAGTTGGTGTATGAGTTTTATTCATCATAATTATTTGGGTGACATTGAGTTAGAGTGTAAAACAACAGAAAGCATCCGTCTCTATAATTTACCTAATGGAAACTGGGTGCCTTCTATTACTTCTGTTACTTCGTTTTATAATCGCCAAATTTTTGCAAAGTGGAGACAACGTGTTGGACTTGAAGAAGCAAATCGTATTACTAAAAGAGCCACTGCTAGGGGAACTGATTTTCACCAAGTTTGTCAGGACTACTTAGAAAATAAAGAACTTGTTTGGGATAATTATCAAGTCCTGACAAAACACATGTTTCATCATGCAAAACCTTATCTAGATAAGATAAATAATATTCATGCAATTGAAAGAACTCTTTATTCGGAATATCTTGGACTTGCTGGACGAGTTGATTGTATTGCCGAGTATGAGGGAGAGTTAGCAGTTATTGACTTTAAAACGTCAGACAAAATTAAACCAGAGGAGTGGATTGAAAACTACTTCGTACAGGAAACATTCTACGCTGCAGCATATTACGAACTTACTGGAAAAGTTGTTAAAAAACTTATCACACTCATGGTTACTCCTGGTGGTGAGGTAAAAGTATTTGACAAAAGGAATAAAGACGATTATATTAGACTATTAGTTCGTTATATCAAAGAATTTGTACATCACAATATTAGGTCAGATGGAGAATGAATTAGAGAAAGTATTAGAAAGTAAATTCTTTTGTCCGTCACGTTTCGCTCAGGAGATTGAAAGTCTCGTACAGGTAAACGTCGAGATGAATTACATTGATGCGATTATCTATTTCTGCGAACAAAACAACATTGATTTAGAATCAGTTCCTAAACTTATTTCAAAACCTTTGAAGGAAAAGATTAAGTATGAAGCAATGGAACTTAATTTTCTCAAGAAAACATCACGCGCTAAATTAGTTTTTTAATGATGCCATTTGATTCATATAAATGTTATCTGTCTTTGAAAAATCATTTTACAAAAGACAGTTATGATTACTTTAAGTATTGTGGTAAATCAAGAGCAACTATTCAATCTTTTTACAAAAGAAAAGATAGAATGTGGTTTGAGAAAATTGCAAGACAAAAAACAGATCAAGAAGTAGTTGATTTCTTCGTTGCCAATTTTGTATCTTGTCCTGATCCAGAAACACTTTGGATTGGTGAAATGATTAAAGAAGGAGAAGAAAGATATCAAAACTGGCAAAAGAAAGTTCAATCACTTTCGTATGTCTTTAAGGAAGAAAGTCAATCTTTATTTGAAGAAAATAAATTCGAGGATGTTTTTAAGTGTTCTAAGGGGCATCCACCTCTTCTAAAAAAGTTCCTGAGCGGGAAGATTAGCCTGGAAACCATGGTGATCTATGACCGAATATTCCTGTACGGGAATAAGTTTGATAAGAAACTTCAAGACCCAGTGTGGCAAACCGTCAGCAGGAGGATTAAAAAATATAATCCATTCCTAAATATTGACGTATTTCGTTTTAGGCGAATCTTAAAAGAAATTATCCTGGAGGATCAATGAGTTTCTTTAGTTCCGAAGTTGTCCGCGCAGAGATGACTGAAATTGCAGAACTTCAAGAACAAATTTATAACAACATCTTTAAGTTTCCAACAATGACTAAAAGTGAAAAACTAGAGCATGTTGAAGTTCTTGAAACTCTTTTAGATAAACAAAAAGTTCTTTATACAAGAATGAGTTTATCTGATGATCCTGAGGCAAAAGAAATGAAAGAACGCATTATTAGTTCTGCCATTATGATGGGAATGCCTCCTGGCACAGATATGAATATTATTCTTGGCAACATGTCAAAGATGCTTGAGATAATGAAGCAGCAGATTGACAAAACGGGTTCAGACCTGTAGAATAACGAAGTACACAAAGGCCAAATCTCAAACAATACGAGGTACACATGTCTAATTTCGCAAATCTTAAAAAGCAATCTTCTCTTGGTTCTCTGACTGAAAAGTTGGTAAAGCAAGTAGAAAAGATGAGTACTACTTCCAGTGGAGCCGATGATCGTCTCTGGAAACCGGAGATGGATAAGACTGGAGTAGGTTCTGCAGTTATCCGCTTTCTTCCTGCCCCTGATGGTGAGGAACTTCCTTGGATCAAAATGTATTCACATGCATTTCAAGGTACAGGTGGTTGGTATATTGAAAACTCCCTGACAACTCTAGGTCAAAAAGATCCCGTTTCGGAGTATAATCGTGGTCTTTGGAACAGTGGTAGTGACAAAGATAAGGATACTGTCCGTAAGCAAAAGCGTAAACTGTCCTACTACTCTAACATTTACGTAATTAAGGATCCCGCTAATCCTCAAAATGAAGGTAAGGTATTTCTGTTTAAGTATGGTAAGAAAATCTTTGATAAGATTCTGAATGCAATGCAACCAGAATTTGAAGATGAAGAACCCATCAATCCCTTTGATTTCTGGGCTGGTGCAAACTTCAAACTGAAGATTGTGAAGAAGGATGGTTATTGGAACTACGACAAGTCTGAGTTTGATCGTGTTGCTCCTCTCCTTGATGATGACGATGCACTTGAAGCAATTTGGAAGAAAGAATATTCTCTTTCTGCTATCACTGCTCCCGATCAGTTTAAGACTTATAAAGAACTTGAGACTCGTATGAACTATGTTCTCGGTCTGAGCCAGACTAATACTCCAGTTCAGTCTCGTGCTGTAGTCGAACAAGAAGATGAGTTTGAATCTTATTCTTCCACTCCTACTCGTGAGGATAAAGTTATGGAAGAATTGGAACAGTCTTATGTTCGCTCAAAGTCTCCTTCACTTCCTAAAATTACTCAGGATGATGATGAAGATGATGCTCTCTCTTACTTCCAGCGTCTTGCTGAAGATTGATTATTCGTAAAGTCTAGAATTATCTCCTCTCTTAAGGGTATCGCTCAAGTACTGAGTGCTACCCTTTTTATATGGCATAATTTCAGCAAGGTCATTAAACATTACATTTAGATATGCTGGTTTTAATATAAAAATATTTCTCTTTTTGTTTTCTACACCTAACTCATATTCAAAGTTTGTAATTGGATTTAAAATTGTTGATGAGGTTAGAGTTACATAATACCCAAGATTTGAGTCAAAGTATTCATAGTAGTATGAGTTTCCAGATAAACCACCAGCAAATAAAACTTCTTCAGCACCACTTGTGCTTAGAACTGGTGAAGCCACAGAAGGAACAGATGGTAAAGCATATGTGAAGGATATTGTTAGATTGGATGATGCATCAAGACTAATAGAAGTAACTTCATATCTTCCATTATAGATTGATTCTGATATATTATTAACTAGTACTTCTGAACCTACAGTTAAACCTTGAAGTCCAGTTTTTAATGTTATTGTTGCCGTATCCGTTGGAGTAATTCCATTTCCAGAAAACACCTGAGAAATTTTTGAATTACTCATTTCAATGAAGTTTCCATTTGTTCTCCAGGTATTTTTCATTTGAATGCCACCGGGAAGAATAACATTATTCAAAGAGTCTCTTGTCTCTATTGTTTCGTAATGATGCACTCCATTATAAAAATTATCATATGTTTCATATCTTTCTAACATTACTTTATCAAAAGTATTTTGTGAAAGAGGCCATTCAGTCTGGACGTTTAAGATATTATTAGAAAGTAGAACAACCCAATCTAAGGTTGAGTCTCCATAGAATTTAAAAGCAACATTATCTGGCCTTTCATCGCCTTGAATTTCATACTTCTCAAAAAAGGATAAGTTTTGAAAAATATCCTCACGTAATTTTGCTCTTCTGAATATATTTTTTACAGGAACATAATTTGAAATTTCTTGGTTGTTTATGTCCCTGTTTATGTACTCAAAATTTGGTACGTTTTTAAAGTAATGATTTGCCATATTAGTAACCTATTGAATGCTTTCCATCATAATCCTTATCATAAATTGGTTCTAGTTCTTGGAATGATAATGTCATACTATAAGAAACCATAGTTCCATCATCATAAGTCATATAAGTTCCGAGAGGTGTATAATCAACGGAGCAATTAAGAAGAGCACACTCTTTGATTTTGTTGATACCTGGATGTTCTGTTTCTTTACCTTTGTACTTATATTCAATAAGAAATGTATTTGGTGCAGTTAAAAATATATTATCTTTAGTTGTTCTTGGTGCCATATTTTTTTTAAAGAAATTGATAATTCTTTTTATATTTTCCGCTTCCTTTTGTTCTCTTGCAGACATCTGAAATCTGAAATCAAAAGGTCTTAATTGTGGACCTGTGAAAAGAAGTTCTAAGTTTGGGTTTAGTACAGAACCAAATCTTCCAAGGAGATTTTGTATACTAACTGCTTCTCCAGCAAGAGCAACTTTAACCGCATTGGCGTTTTTAATGACATCTCCTGTTGCTTCTCCCAGTTTTGTACCAAGTAATTGTCCTGCAGCATTTGCATCTGCAGCATTCATCAAACCAGTTGAAAGATTGACGGCTTTTCTTTCTATTGCATTTAAACTTGTACCTTGCCAATCTACAGAATTTGCATCAGTGATTGATGCCTGAACTGGTAAAAATACATGTCCTAAAGGTTTTTTTCCTTCTAGATTTGATGTTCTATCTCTACTTTGTATAGATGTAGTTGAAAGATTTCCGCTTGCAATATATTCTAGTGCAGTAAATTTAATTCTATCTTGAGCGGTTACCTTATCATCTTTATCCATACCTAGTGGATAAACCGCAATCATACTTGTGTTTTGATTTTGTGCTACTGTAGGTTTTACTCCTGTACTTACTGGAGTGCTGGATGGTCCATCTGGAGATGGTGTTGACGATGGGCTAGGTGCAGTAGGTGCTGGGTCTGATGGTTGTGGTGGTTGAGCTCCTGGAGTTCCTGATGTACTTCTTACTCCTGGAACTGCAAGATTTCTTCCGGTAACAGGTGCATTTTTATTGAATGCATATGCTCTTTCATTATTCAATCCAGCGATTGAATTTCCAGTATAAAAATCTTTTAGTAAAGCGTCATCTGAGTTGTAGTCTAACCCTACAGGCAAGTCTTTTCTTAAATTTGAAATGGAATCGCTTGCTGAAGGCGTCCATCCCCACTTTCCAGAACCACCTGTATCTTTTGATGAACTAAAAGTTGGAAATGATGTACCTAATCTAAACCATTCAGCATTACCATTGTTATAATCTATTAATATTCTTCCGGGAAGCATTTTACCACCCAATTTCATACCATAGTTGAAAGATGTTTGGTTTGCCATCAGAACTCCTCCTCACTTACAAGAGGATTAGTTATCTCAATTTTTTGTAGAGTATGAGACATTTATAGGAGTTTTTTATTTATTTAGACGGAATTTTGCATAAGGTATTGATAGCATCTCATCAAGTTCTTCATACTTTACAACGTGAAGTTTTCCTGCAACTTCTTCCCAAGTATATTGCCTACCTTCTCTCCAATGAAAATTGATTGCTTTGAATCCCCATCTTTCTAGTGAAGTGCAAGCAATCAGTGGATGTTGGTCGTATTCGATATTTGGTGTCTTTGGATTGTATATAAAGGTATAAAACTTTCCTGGCTCTGGATATAATACTTCCTCTTTCAAAGTATCCATAATAATCAGCATTAAATCTTCTGGGTCATTGGTTCCAGCATCATCAATTTTCTTTTTGAGTTCTCTCATTCTTTGAGGAACATTAGCATATTGACCGAAACCTTTTGCCATTAATTAAATAACTCCTCTTCGGTAATGACTTTAAACTCTAGCATCCTATCCGCACACCATTCTTTTGCTGCTTTCCATTTTGCTTGATTTACTGCATAGGTTTTGCATTCATACAGATATGATTTCGTTACTCTAGACCTTTGCTTTGGTGGAATTGTTTGTTTCTTTGGTTTCACTTCAATCACATAAGTTTTAATCTTACCCGAAGACTCTTGAACTTTGATAAGGTAATCTGGAAAGTATCGATGCACTCTACCATCCACGGGAGACACATAAGAAATACAAAATTCTTCAGACGCCCAAGAAATTATACTTGGATTGTGGTCGCAGTAATAACAAAACTTTCTCTCCCAACTACTTCGACATATAATATTATTTGGGTTTCCTTTATATTTTTCGGGATAGGATGGTTTATAGATGCTTTTAATACTTTCTGCCATTTGCTATCATACATAATATATCAGTAAAAATATTTATAGATGACTATAAATAGACCCCCTATCTATGATTTTGAGAATGAACAAAATGCGAGACCATATAATCCAACACCAGCTTCTGGAGTTCCTGTAATTCCTGCTCCCAGCATTCAAACTTCTGGTACAGGAAAAAGTCCGGGAACAGGTAGTCGTGTCACATCTAATCCTGGTGGTGCTCCACCACCAAAGAATTACAAAAGTGCGCTTCAAATAAAATCATTTTTATTGAGACCTTCACTGACTTCACATTTTCAGTGTTGGTTTAATCCACCAACATCTGTTAGGGCGGTGACAAATTATAATGATGATTTTATTTCAATATCTTGTACCGAAGCATCTCTTCCTGGGTCATCTATCATTACAAATGAAATTAATGATGATTATACTGGAGTCACTGAAAGACTAGGATATCGTAGGCAATATGATAATACTGTAGATTTTACTTTTTATGTTGATGGTGGAGTATTGAATAGTGGATATAATGTGATTAATTTTTTTGAGGGGTGGATGAGATATGCAATGGGAGAAACTTCTACTGCAGCAGATGGAAATTATAATTATAGAGTTGGATATCCTGATGGAGATAATGGATATAGAACTGAAATTTTTATTAATAAGTTTGAAAGGGATTTCAATGGAAATTATTTAAATTATACCTTCGTTAAGGCTTATCCAGTAAGCGTTGCCTCAATGCCAGTTTCTTATGATTCATCTCAGTTGCTTAAATGTACCGTCTCTTTCACTTTTAATAGATATATTCTTGCATCACGAGCATATGCACCAGAGTCTGAACCAACTCCATCAACGCCACCAGGGGTTCCAAAAAAACCAGAATATTATGGACCTGGATTGCCGGGAGAACAGGCAAATGAACTTCGAAGAGGTCTCCTCGAAGACTTTATTGTAAGACAGCAAAATAATCCTCTTTTTTAAGTATTTGAGAGAAGCAATAAATAATCACACTGAAGTTTCTATAGGACATTATGCCTTTACCTAAGATTTCTACGCCAACTTATGAACTTGAGTTGCCATCCACAAGACAAAAAATTAAGTATAGACCTTTTCTTGTAAGAGAGGAAAAACTTTTAGTTCTTGCTTTAGAGTCTGAAGATACCAAGCAAATTACTACAGCAATTAAAACTGTTATTAAGAATTGTATTGAAACAAAAAACGTCAAAGTAGAGTCTCTTCCAACCTTTGACATTGAATATCTTTTCCTTAACATCCGAGGTAAATCTGTCGGGGAAGAGATTGAAGTAAATGTTATTTGTCCTGATGATGAAGAGACAGTAGTTCCTGTAAAAATTTCTGTAGATGATATTCAAGTTTTAAGAGTTCCCGAACATAATAATAAAATAAAACTTGATGACTCTATTATGATGGAAATGAAGTATCCATCACTAGACCAGTTTATTAAGAGTAATTTTGATTTGTCCTCAGACAATACTATGGACCAGTCTTTTGAATTGATATCTTCTTGTATTGATAAAATTTATACAGAGGATGATGTATGGGTTGCTGCTGATGTTACTAAGAAAGAACTGTTAGAATTTCTAGACCAAATGAATTCGGTTCAATTTAAAGAAATCGAACAGTTCTTTGAGACGATGCCAAAACTTTCTCATAAGATTAAAGTTACAAATCCAAATACCGAAGTTGAAAGTGAAGTTGTTCTTGAAGGGTTATCAAGTTTTTTCGCATAGGAATGTCCCATATGGACTTAGAGAATTATTTTAAATTAAATTTTTCTCTCATTCAGTTCCATAAATATTCATTAACGGAGATTGAAAATATGATTCCTTGGGAAAGGGACGTTTATGTTGGACTATTAAAGAATCATCTCGAAGAAGAAGAATTTAAACAAAGACAACGCTAGCGATAAATGAACTCAGTATCCGAAAAAATCGATGAAAGAATTCTAAGGCTACTGGGTCTTAACTATACATATGACATTGATTATGATACCTATTATACTCTCATTAGAGAAGCGATGGTGTCTGGTGCAAAAAGATTGCCACCAGAAGAACTTGCTTTACTTGCAAATGAAAGAAAAAGAATAAGAGGTAAGAAGGGTAGATTTAAACCAAAGAGTCAGAAGATAAACGCAAATAAGATAGCGACGACTAAGTTTTTAAAACCAGCAGTACAACCATTATCAACTCCTTTAATTGCACCTGCAGGCGGAGTCCAATCTTCACAAATTCAACCTGCAAATTTGGCACCTCTTCAGGGACCTCTAGATTCTATTAAGAAAGTATTAGTTTCTTTCTTAGATTTTAAAGAAGATAGTGCCGACCAAGAAAGGAGAGACGCTGAGGCAAATAAAAGGTCAAAAAGAGAGGCTGGACTAGAGACTGTTAAGAAAGGAATGTCTGCCGTATCTGATGCGGTAAAGAAATTTATTTCTCCATTTCAAGGAATTATTGACCGTGTGTGGAGATTCCTATTCTTCACATTACTTGGTAATGCATTTACGCAATTAGTAAAATGGTTTCAAGACCCAAAAAATAAAAATAAAGTAGAAACTTTAAAGAGATTTGTAAAGGATTGGTGGCCTTCTTTACTTGGTGCTTTTGTTTTATTTTTCACACCATTTGGTAAATTTGTAAGAGGAATACTTGGAATCGTTGGTGGTTTAACTGGCAAACTAGTTGGTGCAATACCCAAGATTGCTGGGGCAATAAAAGGTCTCAGTAAAGTTTTACTTAATCCTTGGGTTGCTGTTCCTGCCGCAGCAATTGGTTTAGCAGCTGCTGCTAATGAAGTTACCGGGCAAAGAAAGGCAGCAGGAGTTCAAGCAGAAAATAAAGCACGGGCACAGACTGGAAAAGGTTTAGGTGCTCAGGGGACTGACACTATGACCGATAAGGTTCCTAGTGTTGGTAATATGGGTCCAACAACACCTTACGGACTCCTTCAGGGTGCTGCCCGTGGTGGTTCTGTGATGAATGGATATTCCGGTATAGACAATAACACGGGTCAAAGAATATCCGGATTTGGTCCTGATACTCAATTGATTGCAGCAATGCCTGGAGAGGTTGTTATTAATAAGAAAACTGTAGATGCTGTTGGTGCGGATACATTTTTAAGTCTAAACAGACATTATGGTGGTTCAGGTGCTAACCAACCTAAGTTTGGTAGATTCTTTAATACTGGGGGAATCGTTGGTGGGTTGATGAGTCTATTCAATAGACCTAGAGGACTCAGTACAAGAGGAGTCCAGGCTGGATTTACTGGTATGGCAAAACAGGGATTTGAAGCCATTATGGGGGGTGATAAGTTTAGACTTGGAGGATGGAAACCACAAATACTTGGTAGAGGTGCATACTCTGCACCTACGTTAAAAGGAGCTCAACGATATGCTGGTTCTGCAGGGTCTCTGGGTGGAACTCAAGTTCCTGGTGGTGTAGTTAAGACAATAGTTCCTGGAGGTGCAAGAGGTATAAACATTATTGAACCACAATCTGTTGTAAATCCGTCTACATTTGATAAGGGAAAGGTTTTGGCAGATAGATTACTTTCTGGTAGGTATTCAAATAGTCCTCTTGCAAATAGACTTCGTTCTCAGTTAACAAGTGGAGTAGCACAGAGAACTGGCATGGGATTTGGAAGAACGCTTTCCCGTGGCAGTGGATTATTAAATGCTCCTGTCATCAGTGATATGTTATTTCCGGAAGGAACATCATCATATAGTCAACTTACTGGACCTAATGCATATTATAATGCACCTGGATATAAAGGTCCTAGACCTATGCAGCGTATGGGTGGTGGATTGATTAAAGAGAATACTGGAATGGATATTCGTGGAGCAACAGCAGATAGACAAGCCATTTTCGCTCAACCTGGAGAGTATGTTCTTCCTGTTAATACTGTAAATCGTCTTGGAACTTCTCTCATTGATAAATTAGTTGCAATGACTGACAGTGACTCAAATGCAGCTAAACTTGGTTACAGGACAAAGAATATTCCACAGATAAAACCATTGACAAGAGATGGTTCTCAAAATGTTGTAACTCTACCACCAATAGTACAATCGTCTGGAATGAAAGGTGGTGGTAGTGCTGCTGCAGGTTCTAAAGTTCCAACATTCTCAGCAACTTCTTCTAGTGGAAGTTTTGATAGGTCTACTAATGCTAGTATTTACGGGATTGCTTGACGATGGCTATTAACGTTCAGAAGTTATTACCTGCAGCAAAGACATCCGCAATTGCAAAAATTGATGCAAGTAAAATTTCATCATCACTTGTAATCAATAAGAAGAATATTGATACAAAAAAATTAACTGCCCTATCAATTCGACGTAGTGAAGACAACGTAAGTATTGTAAAAAAATCTTTAATTGATATTGATGGTCTTTTGAAATCTGTATTAACTGAAGACCAAAAAACAGAAAGAACAAAGAGAATTCGAAAAGAGCAAGAAGAAAACGAACAAAGAGAAACGAAATTAGAAACTCCTAAAGAATCTAAGAAGTTTAATCTTCCAAAAGTTTCTCTTCCTGGAATGAGTTTCTTGGATAGAATTAAGAGATTCTTATTCTTTACCGCTCTTGGATGGTTGTTTACAAAATTCCAAGATCAACTCCCCAAATTAACTGGAATTATTAAAATCATTACACCAATAGCAGGTGTTGTTGAAAATGTATTCAAGTTTATTCTGGAGAGTGTTGTAAACTTTATAGACCGTGGATATCAAACTTACGATAAGATACGTGGTCTTGTAAAAACGGTTGGTGGCGAAAAGGCGCAGGGTGAATTTGATAAGATATCTGGAAAGTTAAATGAGTATATTAACTATGTTCTAATTGGGGGAATGGCACTCACAGGTGCTATTAATACCTTTGCAAATAATGCAAGAAAATATAAACCACCAAAACCAACTCCACAAGGAACTCCTAGAGGACCAGTTCCACAGAGAGGTCCAGTACAAAGAGTAGTTAGACCAGTACAGGCGGCTTCGATAAAGGCATCTAGAGCAGTCATTGGAAAGCAAGCAACACGTCAACTATTGAGACTTGCAAAAGGTCCTCTATCTAGATTACCTATTGTCGGAGCACTAGTTGAGTTTGGTCTTTCTTGGGCTCTTGGAGATAACCCTGGCAAAGCAGCATTCCGAGGAGTTGGAACTCTACTTCTTGGTGCTGTTGGTTCTTTAATTATGCCTGGGTTTGGAACTTTTATTGGTGGTTATGCTGGTGCAGAACTTGCTGGAAAATTATACGATGTTCTTTTTGCAAATAAGGCTCCTGGAACCCCAGTTCAAACTCAACGTCGTGGTGGAAAAGTTATCCGACGTTATGCAAAGGGCGGTCAAGTTTTGGGTGCTAGTGGAAGAACTCTAACAACTAAAAAATCCAAAAAACCATACATTCCACCTAAAGTAACACAACCCGGAAAAGATGTTGGTGGAAAGAAAAATATAAGAAAACTATTTCCAGACCCCTCGTACAAAATGAGTGTTGCTGAATGGAATTTAGCTGGAGGTGCTGGAACATATGCAGATTATGAAGAGCAATGGAAAAAACAAAAAGATAAACCAAATCCATATAAGGCATTAACTAATATAGCTGCGATCCTAAAGGATATTCCTTATGGTATCGGCACATTAATGGGTTCAGCGGTTGATGTTGCATTGGGACAAAAGACAGATGAAAATACTTTCAAGAGTATAAGTTTTGGTCTTGAGAATTTATTTGATACCTTTAGAAGTATTTCGAACAAAACTTCTCAAGGTGTTTTTGCCATTCAAAATCAAGTTCCTACAATGGCAACTGGGGGGCAAGTTTCTAGAACCTTTACTCCATCATCTCGTGCTGATGGCGATCCAATCAAAATTATTGGTACAAGTATCAAGCAGAGAGTAAATGAGTCAATTAGAGAAGTTCAAAAACAAATTTCTGTCAGAGGGGGGAAAAATATTCCATCTTCATTGTTTTCTTATGAACCTCCTCCACCCAAAACAAATTACAGTGGTTCATGGAAACCTGCTTCTCCAGGATATTTCAATGCAATTGAATATATTACTGGCGATAAAAATTATCCATCAAACTATGATTATGATGGACATGGAACTCCATTTAATTACCACGATCATATTGCTTTTGCTACTCCAAAGGATAAGGATAATGCAAAAAAGGCTTTATTGGCAGCAGGTATTCAGACAGGAAGTGAATATCTTGATAGAATTGGTGATCCGGGATATCACGGTTCCAATCAAGCAATTGATGTTCCCGGTCATCAATGGGGAGGAGCACCAGGTTCTCCTATAACACAAGCACAATATAATGGTTCTGCTCAAGTGAGAAGAGTATTGGGTATCGATAAAGTTCAACCAGTAAAAACAAAACCCGGTCAATTACCTTCATTGTTTGATAGACCTGGTGCAAATAAACCAGTTAAGCAAACTGGAATTGCTTCTTGGTATGGCCCAGGTTTTTATGGTAATAAGACTGCAAATGGGGAGACATTTCGTAAGGGAGATACTGAATATACTGCAGCTCACCCAACATTACCCTTTGGTACAAAAGTAACTGTTACAAATAAATCAAATGGGAAAAGTATTCAAGTTAGAATTAATGACCGTGGACCATTTAAAGCGGGTAGAATTATTGACTTGAATAAATCTGCAAGAGATGCTTTGGGGGGTCAAGACCTTACTGATGTTGATTTGAGTTATCAAGGTGGTGGTTATATTCCAAAACAAACTCCAAAGAATAAATCAGTGTCTCTCACATCATATCCTTCTTATGCTGATGGTGGCACAAGAATCATGATTCAACCAATCATTATTAAAGAGTCTGTTCCAATTCCAGTATCAAAACGTTCTGGTGGAGCAACTACCTTTATGGTTGCCGGTGGTGTAAATAGTAGTAATATGCAAAGTTTAGTCAGAGGATAAGATGCCAGCAGCAAACATTGCCGCACAAGCAGGTGAAGCTCAAATTAAATTATTCGAAGTTCATTCAAACTACAATCAACCTACTGATATCTCTAGTGGATGTATTGAGTTTGAGTACTATGAAAGTATCCTCGATAACAGTGTGAGAGCAACAGCAATGATTATTGATACTGGTTTCAGAAAATCTAAAGAGGGAACTGCTTCTGTAGAACAAGATGACTTAAACTTAACTGCTGGCGAAAAAGTTCATCTAAAGATTATTGATGGAAATCAATTCACTTTAGATTTAACTGGTACAAAGCAGATGAGAATTAAGGAAGTTAGAAATATTGATGAAAGTACTAACAAAATGATGTATGTTTTGGATTTATTCTCTAAGGAATCAATTGACAATGAACTTGAGAAATGTAGAGTAAAGAAAAGATATGACGGTAAAATATCAGATTCAGTTCAAAAGATTTTAAAAGATGTTCTAAAGACACAAAAAAATCTAGACATTGATACTACTTTAAACAAGTTAAGTTTTATTGGGAATGTAGAAAAACCTTTTTACAAAACTACTTGGTTAGCTCCAAGGTCTGCACCAGATGCTCCTGGTGCTAAAGGAGTTCTTGCTGGATTCTTTTTTTATGAAACTTATGATGGGTTCAAATTTAAATCTATTGATAAACTCTTCGAACAAAAACCAAAGAAGAAGTTTATATTTAATAACTTAATAGAAAAAACTCCACCTCAAGGATATGATGGAAAGATTTTAGATTATGCTTTTGATAGTACTTTAGATTTGAAAACTACTCTTCTCACAGGATCCCAATTAAACTCCAAATTGAAGGCAGTAAATTCTTTTGAAAGTGCGTATAGAGAAAACTCTTTTGACTCTAAGAAACAGTTTAATGATAAGAATACTGGTGGAAAGGAACAACCACAACTTGCGAAAGACCTTCAACTTCAACAAGAGACTTCTAAGATTTCTTATAAGTGGGATGACCCAGGATTTCTTGTTCCAGGAAAAAATTTAAAGGAACAACTTCCAAAATCAACTTATATTAACTATAGTAACGATGAGATTTTGAGACAGTCTTATATGAGATATAATAATCTATTCTCTATAAAACTTTCTATTTCTGTTAAGGGTGATATGAGTTTGAGAGCCGGTGACTTAGTTGCGTGTGATTTTCCAGAAATATCATCTAAGAAAAATACAGTTGTTAGTCAGAAGAAAAGTGGCATATATATGATAGTAGATGTATGTCACCATTTAACCAAAAACGGTTGCTTCACGAGAATGAATTTAGTGAGAGAATCTATAGGAAGAAAACCTTCGTAGTAAAAAAATGGAAAAATCACTTCAACAGCATATCAATAATGACAGGGATGAACTAGATAATCCAAACACAAGTAGTCAGCGTCGTCGTCATTTAGAGGGTGAACTTGATGCATTAGAGCAGTATCAAGTTAATCATCCAGATGACGACCATGATCCATCGTCTCTAGAACTTTATTGTGACGCCCATCCTGATGCTTTAGAATGTAGAGTTTATGATGACTAATGGCAGATCAATATAGAGATAGTTGCATCGACAGACAGAATGTTAATAGAAAAGGACTTAATGGGAATCCAGTTGACCCCATAAGGTTGTCTTTTTTTGATAAAGACGGGCAGAAGATCAGTGATGTTACAAGAAGTGAAGCAAATTGTATTGCAGGATTAAATTCTCAACAAAAATTTTATTTCCAAGATGGAAATGGTTATCTAAGAGAACTCTTAATTTCTGATGTAAATAAACTCTCTTCAAATGATTGTTTAAGATCTCCAACTATTTCAGGACAATTTACTTCTGGTGTCGGTAATGGCGACTCTGATTCAACATTAAATAGTGCTGTAGAACAAGCAAACGATCCTGCTATAAATCAATTATTAGACAAAGCTAAGATTGATATTCCCGCAGACCTAGGAGACTTCTGATATGAATCAGTACTCGGGTAACTTTGATTTAAACACGGTATCTTCTCTTCCAAGGTGGTTTGGTAGAGTAGTTTCTAGTGTTTCTTGGCAAGATAATATCGAGGCAGCGCATTTTGATCCAAAGAATCAGAAAGGATGGGGATATAGATATCGCGTAAGATATTTTGGATTACATTCTGGAAATACTCAAGATCTTCCTGACGAACAACTGCCAATGGCTAATGTTGTGATGCCAGTTACTTCTGGTTCTGGTTTGGGCGGATCTTATGATACTCCAGCAATATTAGCAGGAACAATAGTAACAGGATTTTTTCTTGATGGAATGGGAGGTCAAGAACCTTATATTGATGGGTTATTGATTAATTCAAATAATACTGTTCCAAAAAAACAACCTTCTGGTGATGATGGTGGTCTTCAACTTTTTAATGATACATATAAAGGGACAAGTTCACAAACAGGTTCTTTTGTTCCAGACTATTTGCAAACAATTAAAAAGATTGAAAGACCTTCGGCAGCAAGTAATCAATATAAAGTAACACCACAAAATAATTTAACCATAGCAGAATTGAGAGCAAGAACTAGAACATAAGAAAAATGACAGTACTTCCCGCAGGAACTCCTCAAACTAAAGATGTCGATCAGTCGCCAACGACGCATAGACATTCTCAGACTTTTACTGAGATCTCTAAAGTTGCTTGGCAGCAAGATATTGACCTTAGGAATGTAGTTCATATACAAAGTCCTTGCAAAAGTGACAATAGTTCAATGAAAGGTATTCAGAGAACTATTAAAAACTTACAAACAGACTTGGAGAGAATAAAGAGATTTTCAAATGTAAATTCTGCTGTTGATGCACTTACCCGCGAAGATCAAGAACCTGGAAAGTCTATTAAGAAGTTGGTTAATTTTGCAGCAACTGACATTTCTGGTTATGTTAAGAACATTCTAGGAAATGTTCGTGGTTGGGTGATGAATAAAGTGCAAGATGAGGCAAAAAAAAGATTACCGTTTTTGTTTCCAGGAGAGATGCCATCCTTTATCGATAAGTTGGATAAAGGTATAAATGGTATTTCTTGTGCTTTCGCTAAAATTGTAAGAGGTCTTGCTAAAACTGTTGGCAATTTATTACTACAGATGTTAGATAAGTTTCTCAACGGACCAATGTGTTTGATTGAAAATTTTATTTCTAACTTAGTCAAGAAAATTTTAAAACCAATTGAAAAGGCTATAAAGTCTGCTGTTAAACTTATTGATTCTGGTCTAGGTAAAGCGGCAAATCTTGCAACAAGTCTATTCAATGCACTAGATTATGTTACTGGTATTTTAAATTTCTTTAAGTGTGATGATGACAAAGCATGTCCTTCAGTTCAAGAAACAACTTTATCTGGAGCGGGTCAGAACAACCCTCAAGGTGGAGATCCTGTAGGTAAAAACCCATTCACTAGATTTTTATCTGCATCTGATAGTGCTCCAGCATGTCCGACTAATCCACAACTATGCGGTCCACCAAGAATTCAATTTTTTGGTGGGATGGGAATCGGTGCTATGGCTAATGCAATAATTAGTCCCAATTCCAATTCGATTATTGGATTTGATATTGTGAGTCGCGGTTTCAATTATCTCAATCCACCCTTTGCAAATATTGTAGATGAGTGTGGAACTGGGTCTGGTGGTGCGATAGTCGTTCAGACTAGGCCATATAGTGGAGGAGATCCTGCAAAAGGTGGTCTTGAAATAAAAAATATTGTTGTAACTGCTCCTGGTGATGGATATCTTCCTGCACCAGATGGGTCTTTAGGTGGAAATGGATTTGTTTGGAAGGAGTCGAATGAATGCTATGTCAAAAAAGCAAATGGAGACTATTATGTAGTTCCCGATTGTATAGAACCACCTTTAGCACCAGGTGATACTTTCTTTAGTTCTAAACCACCTGCACCAGCACCAAACTTAACATACTCTGTCGTTACTGCAATTGACGAAATATATGTTGAGGATCCTGGTTTTGGTTATCAACCAGGAGATACTTTACAAGTAGTTCCTGATAATGGTGCAGTATTAAAACCAATTATAAATGAAAGAGGAGAGATATCTCAAATTGAAGTGGTAAAACCTGGAGTTGGATTTGTAGATCTGCCAGAGATTGTCATAAATTCACCTACAGGTTATAATGCAAGATTAATACCAGTTCTTAGGGCAATTCCTGTAGAACAAATATCAATCCTTGGTGATGTTGCACCAGGAACAGAGGTAATTTCTGTTGTTGATTGTGTTGGTAGAGTGCCACCCAGAGAAACATTTGACATAGTACCGAGATAAAAATGGCAAAATCCAAAAATTACGAAACAAAGACAACAGGAACAAAGGACGGGCAACTAACCTTTGGAAGTATTCATTCCGATCAGGTAAAGTCTTCGGTCATGCTTCAGGGGCAAGAGTCTCTTGAGTATATTACGATAGACCAAACTGCTCCTAGAAAAAGATGGATGACCTCTAGATGTAGAGGTAGATATCAAGTTAAATGTGGTGATGATATTCCAAAGGATGAACTTGGGATGTGGTTCAATGCTGACAGAAGTGATATTCTAATTCAGACAAAAGGTAGATTGAGACTTGAAGCTGAAAATATTGACATAATTGCTCGTGGACCTGATCCAAGTAAGGGGATTGTTAATATTATTTCAAACGAAAGTGTAAATATTGAGACCAAAAAATTCACAGCAAATGCGAATGAATCCATCAGTATTTTTACTGACGGTAGTATGCAACAATCTGCAATAAATATTATGCGAATTTATGGTGGAAGCATTCAGAAGATGACTTCTATGAGTGCAGACAAAACACCATCGTTACCTATACTGGGTAAAATAGTACAACTAACAAAGCCGCAATCATAACTATGTCAAGTTCAAGTGATTTTGAATTAGTTCACGGACAACTCCACGTAACTAATAGAGCATCAAAACCAGAAGCATTGGGTAGAGGTTCTAAAAGTATTCATGGATCTGCATATTTTCAAGCACCAGTTCATATTGGAAAGGATAGTGATTATGGGAATGTTGAAGCATCCTTGATGATTGGTAGAGAAACAAATCCAGACACTCCATCAAATGCAAAGAGGTCTTTATTTGTAAAAGGTGATACTAAATTTGAAGGTGACGGTCAGACTCAAAACGCAGTCTACATCACAGGACCAACAACTGATGTTCTTTATATTGATGGTGATGTATTTGTTACTGGAAAAGTTGACTGTGGTAACAAAGGAAAATTGGCCGCAAGATTTGCAACTGCAGATGCTCTAGGAAAAACATTTGATATGGTTCATCCATCTAAAGGTAAAGGGTGGAGATTGTCTTATGCATGTGTGGAAGGACCTGAAATTGGTGTATATTTTAGAGGTAGAGTTACGAATAAAACTGAAATAAATCTTCCAGACTATTGGAAAGATTTGGTTCATGAAGATAGTATATCAGTGCAACTTCAACCAATTGGATCTCATCAAAACGTTATCGTGAAGAGATGGGATGATTCTAAAATTTATCTTCAATCAAATGGTGGAATGCCTATTGATTGCTTCTATCATGTTTATGCGGAAAGAAAAGATGTTAACCCACTTCATGTAGAATATGAGGGGAATAGTTGGAAAGACTATCCAGATCCGAATCACTTGAATAAAGATCCTGATGATGAGACTCGGAATTTGTTAGATCCACAGTACAGAGGCCCTAGAAACACGATTACCCGTTAGGGGGCTCTTGACGCGAACCCCCCACCGTGCTATGATACATGGGTAATCAACGGACGACCGAATGCAAGACGAGTACCTCTCACGCTGCGTTGTGGACCCCATCAAGCGTACAGTGTATCTGTACTCTAGCGAAGGGTCAGAGAAGCAAGTGACCTGTGATACCGTAGATGAGTTTATGAATGTGCTAGAGTTCGTTCGTGCTACAGTGGATGAAGAGACACTCTCATACGCAAGTCCTCTCTGAAACTAAAATGGACCTTTAATTCCATTTTAGGTCCAAAAAAATTCCCGGTAAAAATTGCCCCCTATTACTTTTTTGAAAAGTATGCCTTACAAAATCTCATACAAAGACCTTAAAGAGGAATCTGTCAAAACTACTCCAGAGAATGTAAAAGAAGCAAATGAGGCACTTTTCTCTGCAAAGTGGAATCTTCCCAAAGCAGCAAAACACTGTGGAATGTCACAAAAAGAAATGAAGTTGACATTCTGGGAGTATATCAAGTATAATCCTAGTACTTACAAAGCGTAAGTTTTTTTGGGAGCGTGGTGAAATTGGTAAACACACGACACTTAAAATGTCGCGGGCAGCGCCCTTGTCGGTTCAAGTCCGACCGTTCCTATGAGGTTCTTCCTCTAAATAAACAAAAGTAAAAAGACTATTCTATGAAATACAGAATAGATGCCAGATACGTTTGGTATAATCGCGGAACTCAAATAGTTCTAATGTATTTCATAAATCAAATTCCTTTTACTTTTGATGATCTTCCAGACGAATCAATATTCGATTTGGAATTAATCGAATTGGCAGATAACGAAAGAAGATTTGAACCAGAAGACCTTTATCAAGCATCATACTACTTAATGCTTGAAGAATGTCATCCTCTCTTATATGAGTTGGAACTGGAAAATCCAGAAATGTTACCTGCCGATTAATGCCCTTGTAGCTCAGTGGTAGAGCAACGGTTTTGTAAACCGTTGGTCGCTGGTTCAAATCCGGTCGGGGGCTTGAGTTCATAAAACTCCAAAAATGTCACTTATTTCACAAACTGACCGCGAGATGGTCATTGAAGCACTTGAATATTATGTTCAGAAACTTAAGGAAGATAACTGCACTCCTGCCTCTATCAGTGCATTCCAAACACTCCTTAACTGGGTCCAACTGGAGCACTTCAAACATGAAAGTTAATCTTTGGTATTGTAATGAAATGAAACAGTGGCGTTGGACGCTGACTGATGATTCACGACCTATTCTTAAGCAAGAATCTGGCCAGCAACCTCATCTGCGTGATGCAATGAATGATGTTGCAAACACTGTTGAATATATGTTAGAATGCAAACAAAGTGAGTAAAAATACCTAAATGAAATCTGACTTTTATATAGATAGGGTAGGCAAAGAAGAAATAAAAGAACTTCTTTATACCTATCATTATCTAAAAGACGAATCAAAAGATTTCAAAAGTGGATATAATTACTCTCTTTACCGCAAATCATTCACAGATGTCCTTAATATTGGCGGGTCTGTTGGTGTTTGTATTTTTACTGGTCTCCCAGTTCCAGAAATTGCCGTAGGTGCATTTGGTCTAGAAAGAAACGCACAAGAAGGTTTATTTGAACTTTCTCGTTTGTGTATAGACCCAGAAGTTCAAAAAGAAGAATATAATATTACATCATGGTTTGTCAGTCGTTGTATCAAGAGGTTTAGGAAAGATGCCCGCGTTCGTGCTATTCTTAGTTACGCTGATGCTAATCACCACATTGGAACTATATACAGAGCTTGTAATTTTACTTACTACGGTCTAACAGATCCCAAAAAAGACTTTTATTATGCTGACGGAACAAAACATTCTAGGGGTAGCGTCAAGGGTGCTGATGGTGAGTGGCGTAGTAGGAGTCGTAAACATCGGTATCTTATGGTTTTTGACAAGAAACTCAAAGAAAGGTTGACATGGAAAGAACAGTCGTGGTATAATAACTAAGACGATACTGAATCGTTACAGTGACCCAAAAAGTGTGACTTCAAAACCTCCTTCTGGAGGTTTTGTTGTATGATAAATAATCCATAACGGAACTATAAGCATTAATAAGATGGGTCTTTCACGTCTCGATAATTTTCTGAAATCAGTACGCGGAACGATTATATATGTTGATCCAAATAGTATTGACTCAACCGATAGTATTGAAAATCAAGGAAATAGTTTAACTAGACCATTTAAAACTCTTCAACGTGCCTTAATTGAAGTATCGAGATTTTCATATCAGGCAGGTTTGGATAATGATAGGTTTGGTAAGACAACTATTCTTCTATATCCAGGAGATCACCTAGTAGATAATAGACCTGGATGGATACCAAGTGGCAGTAATAATTATATTCTTCGTAATGGATCCACATCTAATGATTTTCCACCTTTAGATTTGAATTCCAATTTTGATTTAACTTCACCTGAAAATCAACTCTACAAAATGAACTCAGTTCATGGTGGAGTTATTGTTCCTAGAGGAACTTCGATTGTTGGTCTTGATTTAAGAAAGACTAGAATTCGTCCTTTATATGTTCCAGACCCAGAAAATGCAAATATTGATAGATCTGCTATTTTTAGAGTAACTGGTGCATGTTACCTTTGGCAGTTTACTGTTTTGGATGCAGATCCAAATGCATTTTCATATAAGGATTATACTACCAATAGTTTCTTACCTAATTTCTCTCACCATAAACTTACAGTATTTGAATATGCTGATGGTGTAAATCCGGTTAAAATTGATGACGCATTTTTAACTCATTATACGGATAGAACTGATCTTCAAATGTATTATGAGAAGGTTGGTCTTGCTTACGGTCAATCTTCTGGACGTGACGTTCAACCAGATTACCCATCAACATCAATTGATATTCAACCAAAAGTAGATGAATACCGTATTGTTGGTTCTCGCGGTGTTGATGTTGGAATTTCTAGCATTCGTGCTGGAGATGGTGTAATCACAAGCACAACAATTACAGTAGATCTTCAAGAATCAATTCCTGGGTTGGAAGTAGATACTCCAATTAAAATCTCTGGAGTTGACGCTGCAGGGTATAACGGACAATATGTTGTAAGTAAAGTTAATACTTCAACCCAAATTGAATATAAAGTTCAAAACTCACCGACAACTATTCTTCCTGGTACTGGATCTGCATCATTGGGTATTGTTGTTGATACAGTTACTTCAGCTTCTCCATATATTCTTAATATTACGATTAGATCCGTTTTTGGAATGTGTAGTTTGCTTGCAGATGGAAGCAAAGCATCTGGATTTAAGAGTATGGTTGTTGCATTATTTACTGGAGTTGGATTACAAAAAGATAGTAAAGCTTTTGTAAAGTATAATCAAACTTTAGGAATATATGAGGATAATAGTGTCTCAGGAAATGAAAATATTTCTTCAGATAGTCTGGCAGTATTTAAACCAGATTATGCAAACTATCATGTAAAATGTATAAATGATGCATATCTCCAATTAGTATCTGTTTTCTCAATTGGATATTACGAACAATTTGTATCGGAAAGTGGTGGAGATCAGTCTGTTAGTAACTCCAACTGTACTTTTGGAACAAAGGGACTTGTATCAAAAGGATTCAAGTCAAATGCATTTGCAAAAGATGATGTTGGTTATATTACTCACATAATACCACCCAAAGTAATAGAATCCGAAGAAGTAAATGTTGACTATCTTGCCATTGATGTCAGCAAAACTGTAAGTGCTGCAAATACTGGTAGATTGTATCTTTACGGTCAGGCAAATCAATCCGCTTTGCCTGAAGGTGTGATTGAAGGTTATCGCGTAGGTGCAAGAGTAAATGGATTATTGAATGTTTCAATTGTAAGAAGTGGAATATCTACTGAATATTTCGCAAAGATTGTAATGCCTGGTGGGGCAAATAACTCATCTGAGAAAAAGTATCTTGTTGGTAAAGATTCTGTAGGAGTTAGTAGTATTGCATCAAACACTATTACTTTTACTACTCCACACGCATTTATAAATGGGGAGACAGTTAGGGTATTATCAAACAACGGACATCTTCCAGATGGCATAGAGTCAAATCAGGTTTATTATGCAATTACTTCTGGAGTGGCATCTAATGCTATCAAACTAGCTAAAACTTTGAATGATACTGTTAGTCTGACTCCTATCGAAATTAATAATAGAGGTGGAATTTTAAATATTATTAGTAGAGTTTCTGATAAGAAACCAGGAGACATAGGACATCCAATTCAATATGATTCTTCAAATAGTAATTGGTATGTAAATGTATCTTCAGCATCAACTGAAAATACAATATATTCGGCAGTTGTTGGACTTGGAACAGTTGTACTTGGTTCGGCAACGCCAAGAACTTATATCAAGAGAAAACAAGATACTAGAAATGTCTTTGATACTGTTTATAGAATTCGCTATGTAATACCAGCAGATTCTCCAGTAACCGCAAGTGCTCCTCTAGATGGATACGTCATTCAAGAATCAAATACTTCAATTGCACCAACAAGCACTGAAGTTGCATATCAATTCAATCCTTCTGGCGCAACACTTGCAAACTCTACACAATTAAGAAATCAAAAACTAATTGCAAATGCAACCTGGACTGCAGAAACTGCAAAAATTGTAACAGAACTTCCCCATAACTTAGAAGTAGGTTCCAAAGTTGAAATCTTAAATATAAAGAGTACAAATAACACCAGTGGAATTGCTAATACAGCATTTAATGGAACATTCGTTGTTGCTGGTATTAGTAGCACCAAGGAGTTTTCAGTAGCTCTAAAAAATAATCCTGGAACATTTGCAAATAATACATCATTAAGGAGTACATCTTCTCCATATTTTAAGAAAAAAGAATTTAAGAATACTTACGTAGTTTACAAGAGTGAGGAAGTACAGAAGTATGTTGCTGGCGAAAGAGATGGAATTTACTATCTATTGGTTGCCAATGCGTCAAATTCTCCAACACTAGCTCCATTTACTGGAGAGAGATATTTACAACCACTTAAAAACCTTTATCCTCAAAGTAATAGAGATAATCCATTATCGGATCCTAAGGCATCCACTTCATTTGCTTTACCATCTCCATTGGGTCAAGTTGTTGTAGATGATCCTCAAAATAGTATCACTAAAGAAACTTTACAGAAAAAATTAACAGATTTAAAAGTTGGAATCGCTATTACTGATATTGTTTCGTCTTCAGTAGGAACAGCACATACTTTATATACAAAAATAGATCATGGTCTAAATCAAGTTACAAGCGTAAGTATTGTTGAGAGTGGTAATAACTATGGTTCTGGTAGTGGAAACGTTGAAACCTACTATAACTGTAAATTGGTTGGATATGGGGATTCTACATGTGGAAAAAATGCAACAGCAAGAGTTACAGTAAGTGCTGCTGGAACTATTTCTAATATTGCCATCATGGATGGTGGTAGTGCTTATGGTATTGGCAACACAATGACTGTTGTTGGTCTTGCAACCACTGCTGGATTCTCTCCTGCGCGATTAACTGTAAGCAAAATTAATAGCAATATTGGAGATACCTTAAATCTTTTTGGAATTATTGATAATACTTATGAAAACTATAATTCTTTGTATAGAATTGTAGGAATATCTACTGGAGCATCAAAGGAGATAATCGTATCTTCAGCATCAACTATTAGTAATATATCTACAACTGGTGTTGGTGTAACAATTGCAGCAAATTCTAATGTGGTGTTGACAGGCAAGACACTTAACGTGGATTCAATATCATATAATCCAGTTACTGGTTTGGGAACCGTAACAACAACTTTGGCTCACGGATTAAATGTAAATAGTCCAATTGCTATTGGTGGAGCATCACAATCTTTCTATAACGGACAGTTTGTTGTCAAGCAAGTTGTAGGACTTTCTACTTTTGTTGCTAATTTTGGTATTAGTACTTCAGCACCAGCAACTTCTGGTACTATTTTTGCATATAGACCAGGATTTGCTGCAGGTGGTGGAAGTGTCAATAAAGACAATGAAAATCTTGGCGGTAGACTTGTAGTTCCTTATGCTGGCATTACAACTACTCTTTCTGCAGCAATTACAAGTGAAGTTGCTACAACTATCAGTATTTCTAATGTTACGGATTATAATTTCCAAATTGGAGATTATCTGCAGATTGATGATGAAATTATGAGAATTAGAAGCACAGTAACAGGTAATCCAATTACTGTGTTCCGTGGAGTTCTTGGTACAAATAAGAGCACTCACGTTAATGGTTCTGTTGTAAGAAGAGTTAATCCTCAACCAATTGAATTTCGTAGAAACTCTTTAATTAGGGCTTCAGCACATACTTTTGAATATGTTGGATATGGTGCAGGTAATTACTCAACTGCTTTACCTGATAAGCAAAATAGAACTCTTAGTGCTAGTGAAGAATCTTTAGCACAAGCAACTAGAAAAGATGGTGGTGTTGTTGTATTCTCTGCAATGAATGCCGATGGTACTTTTTATACTAACAATAAGAAAGTAAACCCAACAACAGGACAAGAAGAATATATCGATAGTCCAATACAGACAACTGTTGGTGAGGACTTTACTTCTGGAGTAAATGGTGGATTTAATGTATTAAGTCCTCTTGAGGTATCTGTTAAGCGTTCTATTCGTGTTGATGGTGGAGATGATAATACTATCATTTCTAAATTTGATGGTCCTGTTATCTTTAATAACAAAATTTCATCACTTTCTACAAAGGGAATTGAAGCCAATTCTTTACTCTTACAGGGAGACCAGAGTATACCTAGAAAATATACCGTAGGTATTTCCACTCCAACAGAATCTGCAAACCCAGGTGACGTAACGTATAATGCACTTCCGGCAATAAATGATTATATTGGATGGGTTTATACTTCTAACAATAGATGGGAGAAGTTTGGATATATTGGAAGATTTGGTGTAGGTATTTCCTCTTCTGGTTCTTATGTTGGATTCTCAACCTTACTTAACTTAAGGTCTGGTATTGGAGCAACTATTACAACTCAGCATGATAGTATCAGTGGAATTACCACATTAACCTTTGATGCGAGTCCTCTTCGTGTTGGTGTCTCTACAGGATTGGGTCTTACAAAAACTTTTGTTGGAGTTGCTACTGAACTTAACTTTGTTGGGTATGGTGTCAGTATTCGTGCAGTTCAAAATGCAGGAATTGCTAGCATAACATTTGATGCTACAGGTGGGGGAACTGGATTCCCAGGAGCACCAGTAAATTCTATACAGTATAATGATGGTGGATTCTTTAGAGGGTCAAGTGCATTAAGTTTTGATGGAACTAATGTTTTCGTCGGAAACGCAATAGGAATTAATTCATCAATACCATCTACAAAATTTGATATCTTCTCTACTTCTGGTGGAGCAGTTCGTATTAGATCCACAAGTCTTACTGGAAATATTCTAAGAATTGATGCTGGAAGTGTTGATGATCCAACACCTTTTGTTGTTGATTTCAGTGGAAATGTTGGTATACATACAACAACTCCAAATGGAGCTTTAGATGTTACTGGAAATATTGTAGTTGCTGGTGGCAGTATTAGAATTTATGAGTCCGATAGAAGTAACTTCATTGGACTTCAAGTTCCCACATTAAATACAAACTATACATTAACGCTTCCTTCTACTGTTGGAACTGCAAGCAGTGTGTTGAGAACCATTGGTTCTGGAGTTCTTGATTGGATTGCACCAGCAGCAGTTGTTGCTGAAGTCTTAACTAGTACAGACTTCTTAAATGAGGGAGAAACAAATCTTTACTTTAATGAAGAGAGAGTTCAAGATGCCATTGGTGCAGCAATCAATACTGGAATTCAGACGGGTATTAGCGTCACTTATGATGATACTAACAATAGAATAAACTTTGATAATAGTTTCTCACTATATCCATACACAACCAAAGGATTCAATATGCCTCTTTGATGCTTACCCCAACTCTGGAATTATTACTATATTATACGCAGACACACCAGTTGCAGAAAATGTCTGAGTTGGGGCAAGCATTATTTCTGTGGGTAGTGCAGCAGCAGTTCCCGTCGATGCTGTAGTGAGTGAATTGTTTGCTGAAGTTGAACTTGCGCTTGTATAAGCAAGATTTCTTCCAATAGCAGATAATCCAGTGCTGCTTATTGAAATTCCAGCCCAACTCATAGCAATATTGGTTCCTGCCATATAGTTGATAATTACTCTCACATTTTGACCTGTGTTATTTGTATAACCAACGTTGCTTGCGCCACTTAATACTTGGGATGCCATATTTCCAAAAATACTTTTTATTATTTAGTTTTTATAAATAACTAAAATAGTGCAAGGGGAGAGTGAACCTTGGGAATAAACAAGAACTTTGTAGTAAAACACGGTTTAGAGGTTAATACAAATCTTGTCCTTGCTAATGCGGATACGGGTAGAGTTGGACTGGGAACAACAAATCCAATATCCGAGTTAGACTTATTTTCTGCTAATGAAGCAAAACTTTCTGTAAGAAGTCCTGAAGGACAATCACTTGTAGATATTGATTCGGGAATTACATCAACATCTCAGTTAAGATTCAAACAGAATGGGGTTTTGAAGGGAGATATTTCCTTTAACTCTCAAACTTTAGATGTTTTAGAAATAAATTCATCTACTGATAAGAGTGTTGTTCTTGCAACCGGTGGGGGTAAGGTTGGAATAGCAACCACAAATCCAACTTCGGAATTGACAGTTTCTGGAGATGTTTTTGTATCTAATGATGTTCTTGTAAATGGAATTTCGACTTTCTCTGGTATAACAACTGTTACTGGAGAAACTCTATTTTCAAAACAATTAAATGTTTCTGGAGTTTCAACATTCAATGCTGATGTTGATCTTATTCAAGATTTAAACGTAAATGGAAATTTAACTTTAACTGGCATTGGAACTTTTGTTGGATTTTCAACTTTTAATAACAACGTTTATGTTGCCGGAATATCAACATTTAATGGTCTCATTGATGCAAATGGTGGAGCAACAATCGATAATGTAAGAATCGGTATTGCGGATGATAATGAAATTGACACTTCTTCTGGAAATCTAACACTTGATTCAAGTGCAGGTACGGTAATTGTTGACGACCAACTATCGGTAGTTGGAGTATCAACATTTTCAAATAGAGTTATATTTAACAGTACAAATTCTATCCAAATTCCTGTTGGGACAACAGCACAAAGAGACTCTGTTGGTGTAGCTGTAACGGGACAAATACGATATAACACAGAATTCTCAACCTTTGAAGGTTATGGACCAGGTGGTTCTTGGGGTTCTCTTGGTGGCGTCAAGGATGTTGATGGTAACACCTATATTATTCCAGAATCATCTCCTGGAGCAAATGAAAATATTCTATATTTTTATAATAATGGAGCGTTGTCTGCCACTATTTCGTCAACTTCAACAAACATTAATACAAACACAAATATCAGTGGTGTTGTCACTGCATCTACATTTTACGGTCAAGGCGGTGCATTGACTTTAGGAACACCTACAGACTCTAGTATCACTAGCAACGGAGCACTTAATACTTTTACTGGAAGCACAAAGTTAGTTGATAGTGTTGATGACTTAAATGAACTTGCATTTAATATCATAAGAAATACTGCAGTTACTAATGTAGATTTCTCTTCAAGTTCACTAGCTGGTGGTTCTCCATTATCAATTACTCTATCAGTTACAAGTTCTGGAAATGCTAATCGTTATGATGTTGATTGGGGAGATGGTACATCAACCTCCAATTATACCTCTGCATCTATTCCACATACATATACTCAACCAGCAGGTGGATTATTCTCAATATCTCTAGTTGCTAAGAATAATTCTGGAATTGGTGCAGGAAGTAGTTATTCTACAGCAAAGAGCAATTATATTACAGTTTACACCCCAAATCCAGTAGTTTCCTTCGATTTATATAGAACATCTACTGGAGGTTCTGTTCTTTCAGGTAATGACTTATATGTGGTTGAAGGTCAATCTTTATACCTAGATAATAACACTTCGAATACAAGTGGAGCAACTGTTAATTATACGATGAACTGGGGAGATGGTTCATCAAATGATTCTATTGCAAATAATACTGCTTCTGGTGGTGCTGATGTTTCTGCCTCAAGACTACAGCATACTTGGGTTGAAGGAACAAATAGTTCTACAACCAGAGATACGCTCACTCTAACTCTAAACGCGCATAATACTGCAGACCCTGCTGTTATTCCTGCTGTTGGAACTGGACTGTTGAAAGTTTATGATGATGCACCTGCAGCACCAGATGGACTAAGCAGCAAAACACTATCAAACGTCACTAGCACTGGAACAAACCCAAGACTTGTTTCTGGATTTACTGATAATACTGGAGGTACTACATTATCTGCTGGTAATGATGTTACTCGTGTAACTGGTGGAACTGCTGAAGCTACGGCAACTTCTACATTTGCTTATAATGCAAATAGTGGAACTCTTACAGCACATGTAAACGGATCCTCTGATGGTTCTAGAGTATTGACTAGTGGAGATGATTCTGGAACTTACACAAGTCTTGTAATTACTGAAGAAAGTGATTATCAGTTATTGAATTCTTCTGGTTCAACTACAACTTTTGCGGCAAGTATTTATTATCCTGGACTGTATAAAGGATTTAAGGCAAAAGTTTCAAAAGCAGTTTCTGCTTTAAGCGTTGGTGTGAATAGTATGAGATTGCTTCATAGTGTTACTGGTAACACAAACGCAGTGCAGTTTGTTAAAGATGATGTAACTGCCACACCTGTTGTAAGTATTTCGACTGCAACACTTGCAGAAAACGTTGCTGGTACTTATCGCTATGTTTCTGGTATTCCTTATTACAACAGTGGTTCGCCATCTCTTACTTTGTCTGGATTGACAGTTACAAATCTCACAGGACAGACATATACAAACCAGTCTGATATTGTTGAGGTTGATAATGGCACAAATCAAGAAGGAACTTCTAGTGTGGCTATAGTAGATAGTGATTACACATATTCTCAAATTAATGGTCCTTCAAGTATGTTAAGTGGTGGAATTCCCATCGCTAACGTTGGAGTATCTTCTCCATATGCTATTTCAAGTTTGACAGTTCCAATCACATCCTCAAGTGTAAGAACTATTGATAGAGTCAGAGTTCGTGCCAAGAATGTAAACGGAACCAGTAGCTACACAAGTGATATTTCGACTAACATCCAAGTACATACCGCAGCACAATCCGGAATTTCTGAGGTTTCAATAGCAGTTCCTTCTGGACTTGGTGATGGAACCTACACTGATAATGGAATAAGAATTTATAATTTTGGTCCTGGAGTTACTACAACAACTCCTTCCTATAATGGAGCAACTAATTTCTATACTAACAATCCATATTCTGAATCATCTTCTCCAGCAGGAATTACTACAACGGCAGAATCTGTCGTCAGATTGGGTGCTATCACCCATAACCAAGTAAATTACTCGACTGGTTATCTTCCAGTTGGTCCTAATTTTTCATCTGGAAGAAGTGGAACTCAGTATTTTACTTTTGCATTTAGAAGGAGGGTTGTTGCTAACTTTGACATCAATATCACAAGTTCCACTGGTGTCGCTGGTGTTTGGATTGCTGCACCCGGAACAAGCATAGATACTACAAGTGGATTAAATGGTTGGTTAAGAGCAGACACTGCTTATGGAGGTTCTGGAGTTCCTGGTAGTGGACCGGGTGGAAATGGTTCTGATGGTTGTGCTTTCACTAATGGAGATAGAATTATTGCATCAACATCTTTAAGTGGTGGTTATACTATGACACTAGGTAGCGAAAACATGAGTAATGCTACTGGTAATGTTGTTCTTATAAGAATTGCTTTGGCATCAGGGCAATCCGTAACAAGTCTTAGTATAGGAGCTGCAGCGTAAAATGGCTATTTCAAACGATCAGAAGATAGACTATCTCTGGAAAAAAATTGGTTATGGTAGAGCGAAGACTGATACTGCAGCAATTAAGGATGCAGTAAACGAATCCATCTCAAGTGCGTTATTATTGAGAGGTGATAACGTCTGGGCTCAATCAAATCTAATACCAACAACTATTCCTGTCAGTAGCACATCAGTAGTTACCTTATATCCAACATCACTACCTGTTGAATGCACTGCAGATACCACTTCATCTACAAATAGAACCTGGAAAACAAACATTACCGATTGGATTCCACCAGAAATTGGTTCTACTTATCTTGTAAAAGTCTACGTTCATACATCAGGCAATGCTGCAACCGCTGCTGCATCTGGAACTCAATTAGTTGCTGCTGGTTCTGGTAATAATGATGAATGGTTCTTTGACTACCAATCAGGAACTTTAAACTTTATTGGAACAAACCTTCCAAGTGGAGTTAACTTTACTGGAAAGAGTGTTTATATTAGCGGTGCAGTTTATAGTGGAATTAAAGGAGTAGCACCAGTTGGTGCAGCAAACACATTTACTGATATCAACCTAACTGGAAACTTAAGTGTAACCGGAGTTTCTACTTTTGTTGGTGGTATTCGTGGTATTGGTATTCAATCCGGAAGTGTTAATGTAACAACTGGAATTATAACAGCATTAAACTTTGTTGGTGCTGGAAATTCAATTTCATATAATGCTGGTACAAAAACTGTTGATATTAGCATTGGTGGAGGAAATTGGGAATATGAGAATCCTTCCGATACTTATTTCAGCGATATTTACAGATTAAATGGAAATGTTGGTCTTGGTACATTTAATCCAACAGCAAAACTTGACGTTCATGGAAGTGCAATAATCACTGGAATTGTCACTGCTGGATTATTTGTAGGTGATGGTTCTGGATTAACTGGAGTTGTTGCTGCAGGCACTGGAGTTGAAGTTAGAGATGATAACACTTTAATTGGAGTTGCCTCCGTATTTGATTATGGTTCAAATTTATCAGTTCTTTTTTCTGCAGGCATTGCTACAGTTGTTTCAACTGGAGGAGGACAATGGGTAACAACTGCCGCAGGTATTCACACATTATCTAATGTTGGAATTGGAAGTACAATCCCAACAAGTGCTCTTACAGTTCAAGGAAATGTTCTTATATCTGGTATAACAACATCTAGTGGATATAATGTTCCCTCCGCAAATGATTATAAAATCAATGGTACTACAGTTCTCAATAGTACAACGTTGGGATCTGGTATTCTCAATTCATCGCTGACTTCTGTTGGAACATTATCTCGATTGGTCGTATCTGGTGTAACAACATCCAGTGGTTATAATGCCACCACTGGTACTGATTATAAAATTAATGGAAGCACCGTTCTTGATTCAACTACACTTGGTTCTGGTGTTGTCAATTCATCATTAACCTCTGTTGGAACTCTTGCTGGTGGCCTCAACATTGCTTCGGGTCAAACATATAGAGTTAATGGAACTTCTGTTCTTGATGCAACTACACTAGGTTCTGGAGTAGTTAACTCATCATTAACTTCTGTTGGAACTTTAGGTTCTCTAAATGTTTCTGGAACATCAACCTTTGCTGGTATTACAACTGTCACGGGAACAACACTGTTTTCCAGACAATTAAGTGTCTCTGGAATCGTAACAACAGGTACTCTTAATCTAATCACTGGCAATACCTACCAAATTGCAGGTGTTAATGTTCTATCTGCAACAACTTTGGGTGCAAACGTTGTTACTTCATCACTAACTTCCGTTGGAACTCTTGCTGCTGGCCTTAATATTGCTTCAGGACAAACATACAGAGTTAATGGTACTGCAGTTCTTGATGCAACTACATTAGGTTCTGGTGTCGTTAATTCATCATTGACTTCTGTAGGATCATTAACAGCACTGCGTGTTAGTGGATTGACTACATTCGCTCAAACTGTAGAGTTAGATGCTGCTCTTAGAGACATTGACAATAATGTAGGTGCTGGTGGGTCTATTCTTGTTTCTACAGGAACTGGTGTTCGTTGGACTGCACCTTTTGCTGCAGGTATTCAAGGTCTTCAGGGAACCACAGGTACTACTGGTCCTACTGGAGCACAAGGGACAACAGGTACTCAAGGAACAACTGGTCCTACTGGAGCACAAGGGACAACAGGTACTCAAGGAACCACAGGTACTACGGGTCCTACTGGGGCCCAAGGAACAACAGGTACTCAAGGAACAACTGGTGCTACGGGTCCTACTGGGGCCCAAGGAACAACAGGTACTACTGGTACTACAGGTACTCAAGGTACTACGGGAGCCCAAGGAACAACTGGTGCTACAGGTACTACTGGTCCTACTGGGGCCCAAGGAACAACAGGTGCTACGGGTCCTACTGGAGCACAAGGAACCACAGGCACTCAAGGAACCACAGGTACTACGGGTCCTACTGGAGCACAGGGTACTACAGGGACTCAAGGAGCTACAGGAAGTGGAGGTTCGATTACGGATGATACTTCTACAAATGCTACATTATATCCATTATTCCAAAGCGCAACTTCAGGAACTTTAGTTAATGTTAGGGTTTCTTCACCAAACCTCCAGTTTAATCCTGCAACTGGAACTTTGTCGGCCACAATATTCACATCACTATCTGACAAAACTCAAAAGACCAACATAAGACCTATAGATAATTCAATTGAACTTGTGAAACAACTTGAAGGAGTTCGTTATGATTGGATAAATAATCAAAAACCTTCAATTGGTGTTATCGCACAAGATATTGAAAAAGTACTTCCCGAAGTAGTTGAGATGAATAGCAACGGATTAAAATCAGTCTCTTATGGAAATATTGTTGGGGTATTAATTGAAGCAATTAAAGAGCAGCAAATTCGTATCGAAGAGTTGGAGAGAAAGTTAAATGCCTAATCAGTTTTTCTCCCCAGAAGGAGATTTAGAAAATTATTTTGTAACTGAGTATTGGTTAATAGACCAATATGTTGGTGATGAGTTGTGGGCTTGGGGTAATGCCATTAATGGAAGACTAGGAAATGCCACAACAACACCTATCAGAAGTACTCCCGTAACAACATCTTCTGGCGGAATTAATTGGAAATTGCCATCCGGGACAAGTAATGCTTCAGCAGCAATCAAAACTGACGGAACTCTATGGGTTTGGGGAACCAATACTGCGGGAGGACTTGCTCTAGGTCCGTCAACTGCCAGTCCACTAACCCCAGTCACTACATTTGCAGGAGGAAACAACTGGAAATCTTTATCTGGAACTACCTCAGCAATCAAAACTGATGGAACTTTATGGGTTTGGGGTAGTGCTACTGGTGGAAGACTAGGAAATGCCACAACAACACCTAACAGAAGTACTCCTGTAACAACATTTGCGGGAGGAAACAACTGGAAACAAGTTTCGGGCACTGCAGCAGTTAAAACTGATGGAACTTTATGGGTCTGGGGTGATCAGGCTAGGGGGAGACTTGGAAACGGAGTAACAACAGGCAGTATATCCACTCCGGTCACAACATTTGCTGGAGGAAATAACTGGAAACAAGTTTCTACGGGTGGTCAATCTTGCGCAGCAGTTAAAACTGATGGAACATTATGGACTTGGGGTAATGGTTCTAATGGAAGACTTGGAAACGGAGTAACAACAGGCAGTATATCCACTCCGGTCACAACATTTGCTGGAGGAAATAACTGGAAACAAGTGAGTTGTGGTGATATACATGTAGCAGCAATCAAGACTGATGGAACATTGTGGACTTGGGGTTATGGTAATAATGGAAGACTTGGAAACGCAGTAACAACAGGTAACATAAGTACTCCAGTCACCACTTTTGCTGGAGGAACTAATTGGAAACAAGTTTCTGGTGGAGACCTTGTTTCTGCAGCAATTAAAACTGATGGAACCTTATGGATTTGGGGTTCTGCTGTTAATGGGTCACTGGGAAATACTTTTAGCAGTAGTGCAATTTCAATACCTACTCCAATTACAACATTTATGGGAGGAACTAATTGGAAATATGTATCTGTAAACAGCGATGGACCTATGGCAGTCTTCTCCGGAACCACACCAGACCTTCCAATCTCATAAATACCTAAAAAATAACTATGGAAATCGCACTCATTCATAATAACTCATTAGAACTTGGTCCAATGGGATTTAATGTGAAATACATTAATGCCGATTTAGAAGACCTTGAAGTAGAAGAAAGAATTTCTCCACAAAGTTATACAGACCTTCCAATTCATTTTAGTGATGGTCTTACACATCTTCTACCAATTGAAAAAGTAATTCCAGAACACGATCCAAAGTATCATAATATCGGAAATCTTACTTGGGAAATTATTGAAGAAGATAATATTCCAGTTAAAGTTAGATTTGCTTACCCAATTGTTGATAAGACACTAGAAGAAGTCAAAGCACTTCGTAAGCAAGAAGTTTCACCATATAGAAGAGAAAAAGAAAATACTACAATTACTCTAGATATTAATGGAACTTCTGTTCAAGTATCAACCTCAAGAGAAGAAAGAGTATTGTTGGCGAGTAAGTTAAGTGCAGCACCAGCATCTTGCAATTATAAGTTCTTGAGTGGTTGGTTAGAAGTTACCGCAGAAAATCTTCAGTATATTGTGAGTGAAATTGATAAAGTCGTTCAAGCAGCATTTGATTGGGAACTTGCAAAACTTCAAGAAATTGATGCCTGTACGACAATTGATGAAGTTTATGATGTAATTGTGAGAGAACTTCCTGAAGCAATCCAACCACCAGTAGCATAGTAAAATGAGTTCCAATCAGAGAGTAACTACTAACTTTAGAAGAAGTAATGGTGTTGATGTTGCTTATGAATTTATAACTAAAGATTATTTGATGAGTGTTTATCCTGGTATCGCTCAAGAACTTGGAAAGACTCCAGAGTTGTGGGTTTGGGGAGGTAATAATTATGGACAATTGGGAACAAATAATCTGAGTCAGTCTTTTAACCCAGTCACCACACTTGCGGGAGGATCAAACTGGAGATCTGTTTCCTGTGGAAGACGCCACACTGCAGCAATTAAAACTGATGGAACACTATGGACCTGGGGATATAATAATTATGGGCAACTTGGAAATGCAACAACAGCAAATCGATCCACTCCATCGACCACATTTGCAGGAGGAACCAACTGGAAACAAGTTGCGGGTGGATTTACTAGCACAACAGCAATAAAAACTGATGGAACTTTGTGGATTTGGGGAAGAGGAGGTTATGGACTAGGAATTAATGAATCTTTACCTACAGGAACTAATAGATCTACTCCAGTCACAACATTCGCAGGAGGAACCAATTGGAGACAAGTTAGTTGTTGGGGAAGTTCTTCTGGCGCATTTAATGCTGCAATTAAGACTGATGGAACTTTGTGGACTTGGGGGGACAATGGTGGTGGAAAACTAGGAAACAATATTTCGACTAGTAGAGCCACTCCAATCACAACATTTGCAGGAGGAACCAACTGGAAACAAGTTTCTTGTGGTGGTAATCGTATGGCAGCAATCAAGACTGATGGAACTTTTTGGACTTGGGGACAAAATAATTTTGGAGTACTGGGAACTAATAATGAAGTAAATACATTTACTCCAGTCACAACATTTGCTGGAGGAACTAACTGGAAACAAGTTTCTTTGAGAGAAAATAATACAGCGGCGATCAAAACTGATGGTACTCTATGGGTTTGGGGTCATACTCATCTGGGACAATTGGGGAACGCTCAGAATACATTCGGAGTATATGTTAGAACTCCAATCACAACATTTGCTGGAGGTACTAATTGGAAACAAGCAAGTGTTGGCAGTTCTCACATGTTAGCAATCAAAACTGATGGAACTCTATGGTCTTGGGGAGTTGGTAGTTCTGGGCAATTGGGAATGATAGCAAATGATAGATCTACTCCAGTTACTACATCTTTAGGACGATCTACTTGGAAACAAGTTGCTTGTGGGGAATTTCATACCGCAGCAATAAAAACATCGGACGATTTGCTGTGAATCTAAATATTTTAAAATAAATTATTTTGTATGAATCCACTTGAGTTGGTCACAAAGACCTTATATTCGTTTGAGGAAAAGGAACTTACAACACAAGTTCTTCAGGCATTTGGTAAAAGAGCAGAAACCTTTGAACAACATAATGATGTTGCAAAGATTTTCTTTGAGATAAAAGATTTCTCAAATGCTATTCTCTATGGAGAAAAAGCATTAAAACTTACAAAGTCAAAAGAAGAACTCTATATCACCACAAAAAATCTTATAAACGCATACAACCAAAATAACTATCCAGATAAAGCATTAACTCAAATCTCAAAAATCAAATCACAAAATCCTCAAGATACTGAACTTCTTTTGGAAGAAACCTTTGCATATTCTGCACTGAATCAAAAAGAGAAATCAGAAAAACTACTCTTCAAT